AAAATATCCATAGTTGCTTGAACTTCCATAATATCCTATTTTTTGAGTTGAACCAACTTCAAGTTTATATGTTCCACCAGTAACTCCTATACCGACATTTTGAGAACTATCTATTCTCATTGCTTCTAAAGCATTGGTAGTAAATGCCATATAATTACTACTATGGTCATAATTAATCATACCAACATCTTGGTCGTTAATATCTCCAAACTCTATTTTACAACCATTAGCAGCAGGACTTAACAATGTCAATCTAACAGTAGTGTTGTTCTCTAATAATAGTTGTGAATTACTTGCAGTGAATGTTCCAGCAGAAGCATTTTTAATGTGTAGCTTAGCTTCAGGACTGGTTTCTCCTATACCGACATTACCTGATGTATCTATTACCAGTCTTTGATTTGTGTCTACATTAGCAGTTCCTATGACAAAATTTCCTGAAGCAGAATCGTGTCCTATGGTATATTTAGAAGAACCAGCCTCATAAAATTTTAACTCTGCATCATATCCAGTATGTCCATCTAAAACCATTCTTGCATCAGTAGAAGAAGATTTAATATGCAATAAATCTAAAGGTGAATCAGTTCCTATACCGACAAAACCATCGCTACCTCTTACAAACATATCTCCATTAAGGTTTATATCTACATCTCCACCATCTCCAAGTTTTACATAATCCTGTGTGCCATCTTCATATAAGTCTAATAATGTTTCTCCACCTGCTGCCATTCTTACTCTATCTGTATCAAATTTCAAATATGTGTTATCATCACCATTGTGATATAAGACAGCATTCATACCAATATCACCTTCAACATCGAGTTCATAAGTTGGTGATGCAGTTCCTATACCTAAACTATTATTTATATGAACATTTCCACCTCGTAAAACTTCCATTCTTTGAATACCCTGAGTATGAAACTCAATACCACCAGTAGAAGCATTATCGGTTTTTAATCTTAATGAACCATCAGCACCATTATAAAGTTCTATTTCTGCAATTCTTGTTGTACCACCACTTGAAGCATCTACACCTATTTTATATCCTGAAGCAAGTTGTACATTGTATGTGCCAGGTGAGGTAACTCCTATACCGACATTACCTGCACTATCATCTACAAAGAAATCTCCACTACCTACATTTAAATCTCCAGTAAGTGCCAGCGTATTTGTACTTCCATCAAAAGTAAGATTAGTTTCAGTAGAAACAGTACCATCACCATCATCAGTAATCAGTCTGTTTGCACCTCCACCAAAACCTACTTCGGTTAAATCAATGTCTAAGTTTACTGTACCAGAAGTACCACCACCAGATAAACCAGTTCCTGCAGTTACGCCCTCAACATCTCCAGTATTAGTAGTAAATCCAGAGTCATTATTAAATTTACTTAATCCAATAGATGATAATGCGGTTGATACAGATTGATTGCTAGAATTACCTAAAAATATTTTATCTTGATTTAAATTAGGAGTTGCTGCACTTCTACCTGCACCATCTACTTTAATTGCACCAGTAGACGCATGGCTACGAACTACAAATGCAATATTTTGAATTTTAGAAGATTCTCCAGTTGGTGGACTTTGAGTAAAAGTTCCAGCTGTAGTATTTACATATAAAATATTTCCTTGGGAAAAAGCTGAAGTATCAAAATTTTCCAATGCACCAGAAGTAATAATACTTACAGAATTATTTAAAGAAGCATCAGTAGAAGCTACACCATATGCTGGCATTTTACTAGAATCATCTGCATCTGCTTTTGATACAACAGGTGTATTTCCTGATAATCCAGAAATATAAACTACATCACCTTTACTTAAATCTTCTCCAGCTTGTCCTGTAAAAGTAATTGCATTAGATTCATCTGCACTACCAGAAGAACTACCACCAGAACCTGTTAACTGAATTATAGTACCTGAATCATTGATATATAATTTATTATTAGCTCTATCAAAAGCCATTTCTCTATCTACAATATCAGATGTTGTAGGTAAACCACTCCCTGCTTTTATTTTTATAATGTTAGACATTTAAGACTCCTAATAAGTTCCGCCATCAAAAGTAGTATTTGTAAATCCTCCAGATGCTGTAATTGCTCCAGTAAATGTAGATGTACTTGATACTGCCAAAGTTCCTGTTACGCTTGTGTTAGTACTTAAAACCCATTTAGTTCCTGTATCTGAGTAAGAAATACTTTCTACTGGAGAAGTATCGCTTCCAATATAGATACCAGATGTATCTGCAGCAGCTGAGGTTGTAACTCCGTCTGCAATAACAACTTTTTTATCTTCTACAATTAAATTAGAAGTGTTTAATGTTGTTGTATCTCCTTGAACTACTAGATTACCAGATATAGTAATATCACCTGGTAATGTTAAATCATGAGCTAATTTATCAGCTGTAACTTGGTCGTCTGCAATATCTGTTGTAACAATAACACCAGTTCCAATAGAAGCTGTACCGCCTGCTGCAATGTTAATATCTCCAGAAACATTTGCAAAAATTGAGTCTTCTAAATTACTAAATGTAATTTTTTGTGAACCGCTATCTGTAGCATCAACCATTGGAATAAAATCTTCTTGTGCAATAGTTGTTTCAGCTCCAAGTTCATTTAAATCTAAAGATAGACTATGTGCTATTCCTTCACCTGAAGTTGCACCAGAACTATCAATACCAGTACCTCCAGTTAAAGTAGCTACATAACTACCAGTTGTTTGAGTTCCAAGAGTTACTGCATTATCTGCTATTTTACCTGTAGTAATTGCATCATCTTGTATCTCTGCAGTTGCAATACCTAAATCTTTAATTACTACTAATCCATTTCCATCTACAGAAAAATTATCAGTAGTAAATTTTGCTAGTCCAGCTGTTGATGAACTTGCAATAGGTATATCATTAATTACAACATTATTTAATGATGTAACTACAACAGTTCCTCCTGCGTCTGTTTGTTTACCAATATATAAAACCTCAGAAGCATTATCCCAAGCTATTTCACCATAAGCTAAAGAAGAAGGAGCTCCCGTCGTATTCCATACACCTCTTTTTATTTTTAACGTATTTGCCATTTTTTATCTCCCTTTAAAATCCACCGCAATCTATTTCAGTATCATCTATCCATTTTTCAGTAGATGAATCATATTTTAAAAATGCACTATTTTGCGGTGATGTAATATTGGTATCTTGTAATTGTACTAATGTTCCTTCATCAAGATTGTCAATATTTGCAATTACCACATCTGTAGTACCATTATCAAATTTTAAGTTATTGTTATCTATAAATACTAATTTAGTATATATATCTTTAATTCTATTTGGTTTTGTTAAACTTCCACCCATTATGCATTAATCCCCTTATCGTCATAAGTCTCATTATTCAGACTTGGTTTATCTGTATATATCGTATTCTTTAATGTTGGTTTATCTGTATACACAACATTATCTAAAGAAGGTTTATCTGTAAATACTAGTTCAATATTGTCATTAAATGAATCATTTAAATCATCAAAGTATCCATTTACATTATCAAATAGTTGCAAACCAAATGTTCCATTTTTCCAATTATTAGCCATTAATAACTCGATTGCCTTACTTGTCTCATTCCAGATATACGCCCTCTATTAGCATACATCTTACCTTCTTTAATTCCTTTTTCAAATTTTCTTTCAAAGTATGGAGCCATCTGAATCATCTCTGGTTTAAACTCGTATCCTTTTTGTATAGCTCTATCTACTAAGTATTGATGAAACTGCTCTGGCAATTCACTGGTTTCATCCATTGCACTAGCTGCTTTATCTAATGTATTAAAATGGTCAGCTTTTTTATAATAAAACAATGTTATTGTTTGTGCACTATCTAAGCTAGCAAATCTATTTACTTCACTAGCTAGTGGGTCATACAATGCTAACCCTATTGAATCTCTTTCAATCCAATATACATTTTCTTTTACTGAGCGATTATATACTCTTGAATAATTATTAGACATTATCTAAATCCCTATATTTAGGTCTACCTTGTAGACGTTTAATTGTTTTAGCATTACCTGCATCATCGGTTAAGTCCACTGACTTTACTTCCAATATACTATCTTTTAATCCATAATAACGTTGGTTTGCTACTGTAGTAAATTGTGTAGCTTCTTCTAATACCAAAGTTCTAGCACTAAATTCATCTTGTGCTT